ATTCAGCACCACGGACATGCAGCGGGACATCGCTAACTACATCGCGTATGGCCCACAGAACCTGATGGTTCAGGCCCAGCGTGGTGAGGCTAAGACCACCATCGCTGCTGCGTTCGCTGTGTTTCACCTGATCCATCTGCCACAGGGCCGCGTCCTCGTGGTCTCAGCAGGTGGTACCCAGGCCATCGAGATCAGCACCCTGATCGTCCGGATCGTCATGACCATGGACGTGCTAGAGTGTATGCGCCCCGACAAGGCCGCTGGTGACCGTGCTTCGGTTGAGGCATTCGACATCCACCACAGCCTGAAGGGCCTGGACAAGTCCCCATCCGTGGCTTGCGTGGGCATCGACGCTAACCTCCCAGGTAAGCGGGCTACCCTCCTGATCCCCGATGACGTGGAGTCCAACAAGAACAGTGCTACTCCCACACAGCGCGAGAAGCTACTGCACACCACGCGGGAGTTCCCCTCGATCTGCTCGGGTTTGCCTGGGATCGCTGGCCGGACGGTATGGCTGGGCACGCCCCAGACCATGGAGTCCATCTACAACACCCTGCCACAGCGCGGGGTGGTTACCCGCATCTGGCCTGGACGCTACCCCACCCCCGCCCAGCTTGGTCGGTACGGTGGGAACCTGGCCCCGTACATCCTGCAGCGCCTAGCCTCAGACCCATCCCTGGGTACTGGTGGTGGCCTGCTTGGTGACCAGGGCAAAGCGTCTGACCCAGAACTGAAGTCCGAGGAGCAACTACAGCTTACGGAACTGCAGCAGGGTACGGCGTACTTCCAACTGCAGCACATGCTCAACACCACGCTGATGGACGGCATGAGGTTCCCCCTCAAGCCCGACAAGCTGGTGGTCATCCGCAGCAGTGACAGGTTCCCACTGATGATCCAGCGTGGGTACGATACCACGAACCTCCGGCAGTACAGCACGGGGTCCGGGGGCTTCGCCTTCAGCATGATGAGCCCTCACGATGTCAGTCGGGAGACCTCCAAGCTGACCCAGGTGGTGGCGTACATCGACCCAGCAGGTGGGGGTGCCAACGGGGACGAGACGGCCTATGCTGTCGGTGGTCTCCTGAACGGCAACATCTTCCTCCTGTCCGCTGGCGCTGTCCGTGGTGGGTATAGCGAAGAGAGCATGGACGAACTGGCACGTAAGCTCACCCGCTTTCCCCTGGACCTCTGCAAGATCGAGAAGAACATGGGGCACGGTGCGTTCGCTGCGGTGTTCACGCCCATCTTGCGCAAGTACAGCCAATGCGGTATCGAGGATGACTTCGTTACCGGCCAGAAGGAGAAGCGGATCATTGACACCCTGGAGCCTATCATGGGCCGGGGTAGCCTGATCGTCTGCGAGGATGTGGTCGAGGAGGACACGGAGTGCTCCACTATCTACGGCCCGGCTAACCGGCAGGTGTACAGCCTGTTCTACCAGCTTGCCAAGATCAGCCTTGTGCGTAATGCGCTGGCCCACGACGACAGACTGGACGCCCTTGAGGGGCTGTGCAGGCACTTCACCAAGGCCCTGGCGAAAGACCAAGCCCACGTTGTGGAGCGCCAGCGTAGAGCAGAACACGAAGCCAAGCTCAAAGACCCCTTGGGGTACGGGCGCTACGACAAACCAAACAAGTCGGTCAGCATTGTTGACCGCTATCGAAGGAGATAAGCATGGCACGAACCTTCCGCCTTGGCGCGGACAAGAACATCTATGTGGACGATGGGGCGAACGGAGAAGCTGAGCGGCGTTTGGCTAAGTCTGGGATCGCAGTGGTAACCGAAGCAGAACTGCTTGGTATGCTGGCTATCCCAGCCGTTGCCGCAGCTATCGTTGAGGATGTGTGGACCACATGGCTAGTTGATGGCGCCCGCTGCGCTAGCAATGGCGAGGAGGTTCTATCCATCTCCACCAACTTGCCTGTCGGGGTCAAGGCCGTCAACCGGCATGGGCCTGTGGTACTGGCTGCGTCTACCTTTGGTACCAAGCGGGTGGGGGATGGCACCAGTGGCACAGCTACCCCCTTGGCAATGATTCCGGCTGACGTGGTTATTGAGCCTGGAGTCTTGACAGTGGGCTCAGTAGTTGAAATCTACTGGGAGATCACGCATACAACGGCGAGCGGCAACTTTGACCCCGTGGTGTATCCAGTGCTCTCCTCATATCCCAGCAGCCTTGGTTGCGACGGTCTCCGTATTCAACCCGGGGCCGCTGCAACCGAACGTGCTGGATCTGGTGTCCTGCGGTATGTGGTTGACGGGCCGACCAGTCAGCATGTGCTCTACAATCCAGCAGGTAATGGGGACACTGGTAACCCGCCCCAGTTCACCGCCTGGGATGTACTGAACAACGGGCTTCGTATCAATCTTATGAGTGAGTTCCCAGTCAATGCGCCAGCAACTGACAGTGTGACCCTCAAGTATTACTCCATCACTTTGACAAAGGGTCAAGATGCCTGATTTTGACGTAATCAATACTGGCGGTGGTATCCGCCCCGACGCTACCGTGGACCTCGACACTATTGTCGGCCAGTGCTGGACTGACGGTACCGGGTACAGCGTACCGACTGAGGCCGACCAGTTCCTGTCCAACCAGCCTGCTGTCCTGGGTATCACTGAGATCCTGAAGTCCACGTCTACGCCTGTTACGGTGGGCGAGGACTTCTTCGGGGCCCACCTGAACCCCGATGATTCCGTGTTGGCCACATACCCTGCCAAATTCAAGCGCCTGCGAAGCCATGACTTCGATCCAGCCGATACCCCGTCGTTCACTTGGCGAGAGATTCAGCCTACTGGTTCGGGTCCAGGTGATGGTGGCCCGATCAACTGGACTGTTGTTGACCGCTACCTGGACATCTGCAAGAAGCACGGGTACATCCCGTACATCACCCTGCACGGTACTCCTGATTGGGCAGTGTCCAGCCCCGACTGGACCGCTGGCGAGGTCGTAGCCGCTGGGGTAGTCCGAAAGAGTGGCGCTTTCTACTACACCTCCTTGGGTGCTGGTACATGCGGGAGTACCGCGCCCACACACCAGGGGTATGAGGCCAACCAAGTAGATGTATCCGATGGCGGGGTAACATGGAGGACCAACGCCCGGGGTGTCAACTCTGGGTACGGGGGGAAGGCTAACCTGCCACCTACCAACGACTCCGATATGTACCTGTTTGCCGAGGCCATTGCCCTGCGGGTGAAGAATCGGTACGGCTTTGCTGCGTGCTCGTTTGAAATCTTCAACGAGGCGAACCTGTTGGAGCACTGGGCCGGTACCAACCAGCAGATGGCTAACTGTGTGAAGAAGGCGTATGAGGCTATCCAGCCCACAGGTTATCAAGTGCATCCACCTAACCTGACGCTTGGTGCTGATGCCACCTTGGCCGAGTACACCGCCGCAGTAGATGCCCAGATCACCCGGTACAACACGGTGGCCTCTGGCGGTGTGGCATTGTGGAAGTATTGTGATGCCTTCACCATCCATACCTACACCCGGACCCCTGCCAACGTGCGGGATCTGCACTTGGGTATCAACTACCTCAAGTCCCGGATCAGTGCTGGCCTGACTGGTAACAACAACGTCGGGGTTAGCCGCACTGCTATGCCGATCATTGACAATGAGGCCGGTACCAATGGTTGCCCATGCAAGGCCGCTGTTATCATGCAGCGTCTGGTCATCCTGGCTGGCCTGCGTATCGGCGCGAGTTTCTATTACGCAGTGAATGCCTTGGATGGCACCGGCACAGCCTTGGGACTTGGTAAGTATTACAAGGACTGGAACGCCATCCGTGAGATCCTCCTGTCTGGTCCCTTGACCGTGGTGAACATCCTACCCAACGGGGCCGTCGCCTTCGTGGTGGGGGGTAAACAGTACCGCATTGACTGGACCCCGACCAATCCACTTGTCTCGCTCAACTAAGGAACAACCATGCCTAACCCCTTCAAGGGGCAGGCTGTCCACCGCGACAGCCCTGCCACTGACTGGTTCTCTATCACCCCGAACAACACAGTGGACATTCCACTGCGCCCTCGGTTCATCTACGTCGGTACCGCCGGTAACCTCCACATCCAGGGGGATCGGGATGCTGATAGCTCTATAGTCCTGCCTGTGGCTGTGGGTTACCATCCCATTGGCCCCAAGCGGATCTTGGCTACCTTGACCACAGCGTCTGGGATTGTGGGGTTCCTGTAATGCGGTTCAACATGAATCCGTTCTGGGCAATCATTGCCGCTGCGGGGGCGGGAGGGGTGGCTGGCCCAGTCAATGTCGCCTTGTCGCCGCTGCGCAGCTTGACTCAATCAGGCGATGCGACGGCGGGATGGAACTACATCGCCACCACCAACATCGGCGGATATTTCGGCACCGCCCCTGCGGGCATCACGGCCACTGGCCTTGCAAACGGCCAGGACGGCTATTTCGAGTACACGGTGCCGGGAGCTTGGTCGAGTGGCGATCTGCCCCTGTTGAATCTGCAACTTGGTAACGCTTTGGACACATCAGCCAACGGAGCCGGTGAGGTCGCAATTTACGGTACAGCAGGGAACTACAAGCTGTACACGGGCGGCGCAGGCAACGGCAACCCTGACACGGCGACAACAGTCGCCGCTGGCGACATCGTTCGCATCGGGCGTGAGGGGCCGCGTGCATACGCCTCGATCACCAAGGCGGGGGTCACCGCTCGTATCAAAACGTGGACTAATGCGCAATCTCCAAAATCCGGCGCCGCTTGGGCTCAGTTGCTGTTCCCGAACAACACCAACGGCGCAAACGACGTGCAGGTATTTGCTGGCACGTCAGGACCAAACCTGATCGCCGATGGCAACTCGCTGACTTTTGGGTTTGGATCGACAGCAGGCAATACGTGGCCTGATCAGATACTGAGCGTTGCACCATTCAACTCCAACGGCGCAGTCCGCACAAACAACGGCGTCAACGGCCAAACTTGGCGAATGATGAATGGCCTGGATACAGGCTCCGCCGCTGATGTTGACGCATGCTATGTCACAGGACGCACCAACATCCTGATCTGCTGGGAAACCACGAACGCTTGCTGGGCAATGTCAGGCGGTCGCACTGCAGCCCAGGCTGTTCAGGATGCGACAGACTACATCGCAGCCCGCAAAGCCGCTGCCACTTCTGCTGGCGTGACGCTCAAGGTCGTGCTTGTCGGAACGATTCCGCGTGAGGGTGGTGGCGGCGTTACGACAGACGCTGACCGTATCGCTCTGAGCGCAATCTTGGATGAGGCCGACGCAACGATGGCGAGTACCTGGGCTGCAATGGGCGCGGATGCGTATGTAGATCCACGTCAGGCCGGTTCGCCATTCGCATGGCGCAGCTACGCAAAGGCCAACTTTGACGCCACGGCGAGCCTTTGGAACGAGGCTTACCCAGACCGCATCCATTTGACCAACGCGGGCTACGCGGTGATCGCTGGGCTGATCGCGCCTGCTGTTGCGAGCCTGCTGCCGTGACCCACCATCTAATCACCCTGGCCATGGCCTGCGTGTGCGTGAGTGCGCAGGCCCTACCCATATCAACATAAGGATCAACCATGAACATTCGTGATCTGCCGTATCCCGGCAACCTCGCCCAGGGCGTAGCCCTGCGTCAAACCGCCCTGAACGCCATCAACGGTGTCCAGATCGTGGCCTCCCGCACCCCTGGTGGTAAGACTGCAACGGCTTCCCAGCTTCGCGCTTTCTTCTCCGCCTGCGCCAATGCGCTCATCCCCATCGACCTGACTGACGGTAGCGAGGACGCCTGATGCAGGGGCCAGCTAAGATTCGCCTCTTGGCTGGTGCGCTTGCCCTCTCGGGGGCAGGTGTTGCCTCCATTGCCAAGCACGAGGGTACAGTCCTCAAGGTCTACAGGGACCCCGTTGGCATCCTGACTGCGTGTACCGGCCATACTGGGCCTGAGCTTCGGCTTGGTACCACGTACACGCAGCAGATGTGCAATGACCTCCTGCTCAAGGATACTGCTATTGCCCAGAAGGCAGTGCAGTCCTTGGTCAAGGTACCAGTGACACAGGGTCAGTACGATGTGCTGGTCTCGTTTACGTTCAATGTGGGCCGGGGGAACCTAGCCGGGAGCACGCTCCTCAAGAAACTGAACGCTAACGATTGTCTTGGTGCTAGCCGGGAGTTCATGAAGTGGACGTATGCCCGTGGCCAGCAATTACCGGGCCTAGTCTCTCGCCGTGCAGACGACATGGCTAACTTCATCGTGGATTGCCATGGATATACCCCTGCATCTAAGGCGTTGCGGATCACGAACAGTGCTCCCGACATGGCGCTTACTCTCGCACTGGCACAAAGTCCTGAACCAAGAGGTCTTCGGCTCTGGGCTAAAGTCGCCAATCCTAAGAACTGGGGTTGATACCGGAGATGCAGCGTACTTTGACACCGTGGAGTACACCTCTAGGATCAGAGTCACTGACGAACCCATGACCAAGCGTATGTTCCTTGACCTGCTAGTCCACGAGATGGTGCATCAGTACCAGTACGAGACTGAGCAGACGGTCTGCCACAACAAGTCCTTCTGGGCATGGCGAGATAAGGTCCATGCTCTTGGTCTCAACCTAAGATTGGTGTATGATGTTTAGAATCAATCCAGTTCATGCGCTGCTCGGTCTCATCTTCGTTGTCCTAACCGGCACAGTTGGGTACCTTTGGCACTCCCGCAAGGAATTAGCGGCAGAAAATGGACAATTGTTGCGAGAGCTTCAAACGGCCGTGGTTGCCCGTGAGGGCATCGAAGCCGCCCTGGTATTCCAGACCCAGGAAGCGGCCCGCCTGGAGGCCGCCAGGGCCCTTGCTGAGGATTCCCTGCGTGCCGCCCTCGCCGCCGAGCCCTCGTGGGCAGCTCAACCCGTCCCCGCCGCAGTGCAGAAAGCCCTACAGCAATGAAGTATTTATCGAGGTACATTAGCCTTGTAGCGTTAGGGCTCATGGTTATCCTATCCCTGGTAGGCTGTGGCTCCGCGCCTAAGCTGGCTGTGCCCATGCCACCCGCCACGTTGGTCGAGAGAACAGCAGAGCCCGTGGTTAAGGTCAAGACTAACGGGCAGATCGCTCAGACTCTGCAGAATTTTAAGCACGCTCTTGCTCAATGCAACTTGGACAAGGATACGATCAGGGTGTACATTGAGGCCGTGAGTAAACCTCAAAGTCAAAATTGATTTAGAGTTGCGAGGGGCGACCTCCGACACCTCCTCAGCCAACTTCCCCCGTGCGGGTGCTCGCGGGCGTACCACGCGCGTCTACGGGCGCGGGGCGTGCCTGC